AGTGATGGGCAAGAAGTACAAATAAAACAAATAAATTCTCCAACAAGTATTATTTTGTCAGGTGCTTTATCTTCAAATGTAACAAATGTTACAATGACAAAAGAAGCTTATTCTGATATCTGGGATGATAGATTTTTAAAACAATATGCCACGGCTAAAATCAAATATCAATGGGGAAGTAACCTAAGTAAATTTGCGGGCATTCAAATGCCTGGCGGTGTAACATTTGATGGCCCAAGAATTATGCAGGAAGCACAAGCAGAGATTGATAAGATAGAAGAAGAAATGCAAAGTTATAATGTTCTTCCTGATAACATGTTTGTTGGGTAATATTAATGGCTACGAGCGTATATTTTAATAATTTTCCATCAAGTCAGATAACCTCAGAGCAACTTCTTGTAGAAGATTTGCTCATAGAGTCTATGCAAATTCATGGAATGGATCTTTTTTATTTGCCTAGGACATCTAGAGATTCTGTAGATCAGTTGTTTGGAGAAGACACACTCAAACAATACCTGACAGCCTACAATATGGAAATGTATCTTGAAAATGTTACGGGCATGGAAGGAGAAGGAGATTTTATTTCTAAATTTGGTCTAGAAATTAGAGATGAAATTAGTCTATTAGTTTCTCGGAGAAGATTTAAATATACAACAGAAGCAGCAAATTTAATTAGGCCCAGAGAAGGTGATTTAATTTATGTTCCTCTGATTCAAAATTTCTTTGAAATAACATTCGTAGAACACGAAAACGACCAAGCAATGTTTTATACATTAGGTCGTGGGCGTGGAGGTAATGTATATGTGTATGCATTAAAGTGCAAACAGTTTGTGTTTTCAGAAGAAATTATATCTACGGGTATTCAACAGATTGATGAACAGATTAGAGATTCCTATAAGAGAGTTCAAATATCACTCAAGTCTGGTGGAACAGGAACATATGCCAACGATGAAATTGTATTCCAAGGAACAACATTAGCAAATGCCTCTGCTCAAGCCATTGTACATAATTGGAATTCAGGTAGCAGATTGTTAGATGTTTATCGGACACAAGGAACATTTGCTTCAAATACAGTAACAAAAGGTGTAACTTCTACCGCATCATTTACCAGCAACACTACCTTAGCAGTTTCAGATTCAGCATTTGATTCTGATGCTTTTGAAGATGTGGTAGATAATACTATAATACAGGGTGAGTCTGATTCTATTTTAGATTGGACAGAAACTAATCCATTTGGGCAAACTTAATCATGCTAGGTAATTTACAATTTTATAATAGAACAATACGAAAAGTTGTTGTTGCATTTGGAACATTATTTAATGATATTCAATTGCAGAGATATACTAAAGATGGAGTAACAACTAAGGAGATATTTAAAGTTCCACTTTCATATGGAGCCAAAGAAAAATATCTTACTAGATTACTATCTGACCCAACTTTAACAAAGTCAATTTCAACTACTGTTCCAAGAATATCTTTTGAAATGGGCAGTATGGCTTATGATGCTTCACGAAAACTACCTACGACAGTTAGAAATTTCTCGGCAAATACATCTACTACTGTTGATGCACAATATGCTCCTATACCATATAATTTTGATTTTTCATTATCTATTTTTGTTCGTAATACCGAAGATGGTACACAAATATTAGAACAGATTTTACCATTCTTTACACCAGATTTTACTGTCACGGTTAATTTTATACCAAATATGGATCAAAAATATGATATGCCCATCATATTAAATTCTGTAGAAAATCAAATGGAATATGAAGGTGACTTATTAACCACAAGATTAATCATATGGAATTTAACTTTTACGGCCAAAGGATATATTTGGCCACCAGTTAAAACTAAGAGTGTTATTAGACAGGCCAATACGAATATATTCATCGAGACACAATCAAGACTATCACAGAAAGTATATGTTGATTTTGCTAATGGTATAGGTAAATTTTCAGATACAGAAATAATTAATGTACCTGACCGTGGAGTATCAGGCAAATTAAAATATTTCAGCAATAATACAAATGGAGTTGTTATTGTTGATAACCTAAATGAATTTATTCAAGTTGGTGATAGACTTACTGGATTTACCACAAATTCTAGATTTACTGTCACGAGTGTGGATATATCTCCAGTTAAAGCTTTATCTATTATTACCACAACTAATCCAGCTAATGCAGATCCAGATGATGAATTTGGTTTCTCTGAGAGTATAAGCGAATGGCCTAATGCATGAATAACTTGAATATTAATTTATCTGAAATTTTAGATGTTGAACCTATTACTATTGAAAATGAGGTAGTCGCTGTTCAAAATGTGATAGATGATGATGCTGAATATGCAAGGGTTAATATTCGTGCATTAATAACTAAAGGCAATTTGGCAATGGATAATTTATTGCATGTTGCTAAAGAATCAGAACATCCTAGAGCCTATGAAGTTGCCGCAAATATGCTCAAGAATTTAGCCGATATGAATAAAGATTTGATGGAAATACAGAAGAGGAAAAAAGATTTACTTCCTCATGAAACAAAATCAAACAGCATGAATATAGACAAGGCTGTGTTTGTAGGTTCTACAACAGAATTGGTTAAATTTCTAAAAAATAATAAAGCATGAGTGATGACGCAGGATACTTAGGAAATTCTAGTCTCAAAAAACTCGGCGTAGAGATATCTTATACCGAAGAACAGATTGCCGAGATTATAAAATGTTCTAATGACCCAGTATATTTTATAAGAAACTATGTCAAGATTGTCAACGTAGATCATGGTCTAGTTGATTTTGATATGTGGCCATTTCAAGAGAATATGGTCAACGAGTTTCATGTAAATAGATTTAGCATTTGTAAGATGCCACGTCAGGTTGGTAAAACAACCACAACTGTTGGTTATATGCTCTGGTGCATTTTATTTAATATAGATTATAAAATTGCCATATTAGCCAATAAAGGGCAGTTAGCCAGAGACATTCTTGGTCGCTTACAGTATGCATATGAATACTTACCAGTTTGGCTTCAACAAGGTATTAAAGTATGGAACAAAGGTAACATAGAGCTTGAAAACGGTTCTATGGTATTTGCATATGCAACAAGTGCATCAGGTGTTCGCGGAGGTTCTTATAATTTGATTTTCCTTGATGAATTTGCTTTCGTGCCACACAACATGGCCACAGAGTTTTTTCAGTCAACCTATCCAGTAATATCATCAGGTAAAACCACAAAAGTTATCATAGTTTCAACACCCAATGGATTGAATCTATTCTATAAGATGTGGACCGATGCAATTGAAAATCGTTCATTATATAAAACATTAGAAGTTCATTGGTCTGAAGTGCCTGGAAGAGATGAGGCTTGGAAAAATGAGACTATAAGAAACACCAGTGAAGAGCAGTTTAGACAAGAATTTGAGACGGAATTTATTGGCTCATCAGCCACTCTTATATCTGGTGCCAAATTGAGAAGTCTTGCATTTCATAATCCACTATCTTCAGCCGATGGGTTTGACATATATGAAGAACCAATAAAAGACCATCTTTATATTTCTACGGTAGATCGTGCAGAGGGTGTAAATTTAGATTATTCAACCATCAATGTGCTTGATGTAACTCAGACACCTTATAAACAGGTGGCTAAATATAGAAACAATAAGTTGCCTCTGTTATTTTTCCCTACGGTTATATACTCTGTATCCAAGAAATATAATGAGGCTTTTGCACTCATAGAAACGAATAATATAGGGCAACAAGTTGTAGATATTTTACATTATGATCTGGAATATGAGAACATATATAAGCTAGAACATCACCATATCAAAGGCCAAACGATATCTGGTGGATTTAAAAGGTCTAGTAGCTTTGGAATTAGAACAACAAAAACGGTCAAAAAGATTGGATGTGCAAACTTAAAAACATTAATAGAGAATAATAAACTTATTATTAATGATTTTGACACGATTGCCGAGATGAATACTTTTGTTCGGGTTCGTGATTCGTTTTCAGCTGAAGAAGGTAATAATGACGATTTGGTCATGGGATTGGTTATATTTTCATGGTTAGTTGCACAGTCCTATTTTAAAGATTCTACTAATATTGATATCAGAAAATTGATGTTATCTGAGAATAATATGTTGGATGATGAATCTCTTACTCCAGTAGGCATTTTTGATGATGGTAGAAAAGAAGAGATTATAGTATCTGGTGATGATATATGGTCGGAAAGAGGATACACATCCTCAAGATTGTAAAAAACTAAATACAAGAATAAATAGAATTTGATTAATATTCACTAAAGGAGAAATCCAATGGCATTTCAACTGTCCGCTGGGGTAAATGTATCAGAAATCGATCTGACTACAATAGTACCTTCAGTTGCAACTTCAATTGGCGCATTTGCAGGACCATTTCTTTGGGGTCCAATTGACGAAATTATTACTATCTCGGATGAAGTTCAACTAGTAAATACGTTTGGTAAACCAGATTCCTCTTCTTATGAGCATTGGTTTACTTGTGCTAACTTTTTATCTTATACTAGCAATCTTAAAATTGTTCGTGCTAAGGGTTCGGGAACTTTCAATGCTACGGCAAACGGTACGGCTGTACTCATTAAAAATGACGATGATTGGCTTGATAACCAACAAGGTAATGCAGTTGGTGCTTATGGGCAATGGGCCGCTCGTTATGCCGGTGCTCTAGGCAACTCAATTAAAGTCTCAATGTGTGATGCAAATAACTTCACGGGTTGGACTTATGCATCAAGCTTTACGGCTGCACCTGGAACTTCTACCTATGCCGCTTCTTTTGGTAGTTCAAATGATGAGATTCATATTGCGGTTGTTGATAGTACTGGTGCCTGGTCTGGTACCACAGGTACAATTCTAGAAAAATATGCATTCGTATCTAAAGCTTCTGATGCAAAAGATGATTCAGGCAATACAAACTTCTACAAAAATGTAATTGCTGCAAAATCAGAATACATTTGGTGGGTGTCACATCCAGCAGCTGCTAACGTAGGATTAGGAAATACTGCATTTGGTGGAACGATTGCTGCAGCTAACACTTTCAAACAATTGGTCGCAGGTGCTAATTCAGTTCTTCAACTGAGTGGCGGTGCTGACGGTACAATAGTTGCGGCTAACATTATCTCTGGATTTGATTTCTTTGATCCAGCAGAATCTGTTGATATCTCATTAGTTCTTTCTGGCCCTGCAACAGCAGCTATAGTAACTGATTTAACTACAATGGTTGAAACTAGAAAAGATTGCGTATTGTTTGTTTCACCATTAAAAACTGACTGTGTTGATAATGCTGGATCTGAAGTAACAGCTATTACAGCTACAAGAGCTACATTTACATCCTCTTCTTATGTTGTTATGGATAGCAATTGGAAATATCAGTATGACAAATACAATGACGTATATCGTTGGGTTCCACTGAACGGTGATATTGCAGGCCTATGTGCCAAGACTGACCTTGAAAGAGATGCATGGTTCTCTCCAGGTGGTTTAAATCGTGGGCAGATTAGAAATGCCATTAAACTTGCTTTCAATCCAACGAAAACAAATCGGGATAATCTGTATATTAAAGGTATTAATCCTGTTTGTTCTTTCCAAGGTGAGGGAATTGTACTATTTGGAGATAAAACTCTGTTGAATAAACCATCAGCTTTTGATCGTATCAATGTACGGCGTTTATTCATCGTTCTTGAAAAAGCAATTGCTCGGGCAGCACGATATTCATTATTTGAATTCAATGACCAATTTACAAGAGCACAATTTGTTAATCTAGTTGAACCATTTCTCCGTGACATTCAAGGTCGCCGCGGTATTACTGATTTCCGTGTTGTATGCGATACATCAAATAATACTGGCGAAGTAATTGACCGAAATGAATTTATTGGTGATATTTACATCAAGCCTGCACGCTCGATTAATTTCATACAACTGAATTTCGTTGCCGTCCGGACTGGTGTATCGTTTGACGAGGTAGTTGGTAAGTTCTAATATGACTACTAAATACAATAAATATACATTAACAGGAGAATAAAAAATGGCTTTTTCAGTCAATGATTTCCGGTCACAGATGGTTGGTGATGGTGCTCGGCCTAATCTTTTCGAAGTTTCAATGCCTTTCCCAGGGTTCTCAGCCCCAGGAGCCGCACAAACAAAACTTACATTTATGTGTAAAACAGCACAACTACCTGCTTCTACAATAGGTGTTGTGCCTGTACAGTACTTTGGCCGCGAATTAAAATTTGCAGGTAACCGCCAATTTGCTGATTGGTCAATTACTATAATCAATGATGAGGATTTCGTAATTAGAAATGCTTTTGAACGATGGTTGAATGGCATTAATAGTCATAACCTTAATGTCCGAAATCCTGCAGCTCAAGCTCCATTTGGTTATTCAGTTGATGGTGATGTTAAACAATTTAGTAAAAGTGGAGATGTTCTGAAGAAATATAGATTTGTCGGATTATTTCCTACTGAAGTTTCTGCAATTGATGTTGATTGGGGTTCAAATGATGCCATTGAAGAATTTACAGTTAATCTCACATATCAATGGTGGGATGCTGTAGAAACTGGTGTAGTGTAGTAACAAGGGGATTTTCCCCCTTGTTCTTTTTATAGAATGAGAGGCACCTAAAATTGCAGTAAAATTATTTGGTTTTACATTAGGTAAAAAAGATATTGTTCAGGCTCAATCGCCTGAGCAACCATCTTTTACACTTCCTTCCGAAGCTACGGATGATGGCGCGGTTAATATTACAACAAATGCCTATTATGGCACATATGTTGATTTAGAAGGATCGTTTCGTAATGAGATAGAACTTGTCACAAGATACCGTGAGATGTCTAATCATCCAGAATTATCCATGGCTATTGATGATATTGTCAATGAGGCAGTTAATCATGATAAATCTGGAAGAGCAGTTGATATTGTTTTAGATAAATTAGAACAACCAACTAATATCAAAAAGAAAATAATAGAAGAGTATAAAAATGTATTGAAGATGTTAAACTTCAGCAATATGGCTGATGACTTATTCAGACGTTGGTATATTGATGGTAGATTATATTACCATGTCGTTGTAGATGAAAAGAATCCTAAAGAAGGTATTAAAGAATTACGGTATATTGACCCAAGAAAGATTCGCAAGGTTCGTGAAGTTAAAAAAACAAAAGACCCTAAAACAGGTGCAAATATTATTGCATCTATTGCCGAATACTATGTCTTCAATGATCAAGGGCAATCACAGTCATATGCTAATTCTATAGGTACAGGGCTTCGTATTTCACCAGAATCAATTATCAATGTTAATTCTGGGCTTATGGATGCAAAAAATACATTTGTAATTTCTTATCTGCATAAGGCCATTAAACCTCTAAATCAACTGAGAATGATTGAGGATGCGGTTGTAATATACAGAATCTCTAGAGCACCTGAGCGGCGAGTATTTTATATTGACGTAGGTAATTTACCAAAAGGTAAAGCTGAACAGTATCTTAGAGATGTTATGGTCAAGTACCGTAACAAAATGGTATATGACTCATCTACAGGTGAGCTTCGGGATGACAGAAAGCACATGTCAATGCTCGAAGACTTTTGGTTACCACGGCGTGAAGGTGGCAAAGGCACTGAGATTACCACTCTTCCTGCTGGGCAAAATCTAGGTGAATTGGCTGATGTAGTTTATTTCAGACAAAAACTTTTACAGTCTTTAAATGTACCTATTTCAAGATTAGAACCACAACAAGGTGGCATGATAGGTTTAGGTCGTGTTACAGAAGTTACCCGAGATGAAGTTAAATTTGCACAATTTGTTGATAGGCTTCGGAATAAATTCTCAACTGTATTTGATGATATACTAAGAGTTCAATTAGTACTCAAAGGTGTTTGTACTACCGAAGAATGGGATGAGTTTAAAGAAGATATCTATTACGACTTCATCAAAGATAATAATTTCACTGAGATGCGGGATGCAGAACTTCTCAAAGAAAGATTAGGACTTTTGAGTATTGTTGATCCATATGTTGGTAGATATTATTCTGTTGAATGGGTCAGAAAAAATGTTCTTCAAATGTCCGATGAAGTTATAGACCAAATACAAAAACAAATAGCCTCTGAAGATAAAGATGGTTCTGGTGGGCCAACACCGGCTCCAGGACAAGAACCTTCACCAGAAGAACAAGCGGTAGATCCAGAAGCTTATCCTCCTGTAGATAATACGGCCGACGATTCTACTCAGGAATCTTTAACTCCAGAACTTGATGCTAATGTGATTAAGTACTCATCTTTACTAAATAGGAAGAAATAATACAAAAGGATTATTATGCAAACATCAGAATTTATAAGTCAGATAATTTCAGGCAATTCAGCTAAAGCTAAAGAAACTTTAAATGATATATTGAGTGCTAAAGCTTTTGAATCATTAGAGAATAGAAAAATTGATATGGCTCAAAATATGTTTTCTACTGAGGTCAAAGCTGAAGAAGATGCAGTATCTACTCCAGAAGAATAAAGAATGAAGTCACTATTAGATTTTAAATCTATTGTTGAAGAAGAAAAGTCAGACTATTCTAAGTTTGATGCTCTTGTTCGTGCCGGATTGGCTAACAAGGCACAGATGCAGAGAATACATCGCATTTTAGATAAGATGCAGGAAGAAAAACCTGTATTTAATAATGCCGATAGAATGATTCTTCAAAATATTTTTAATAAAATGGTAGATTTAATTTCTAATAATAAACAAATTAATATGCAAGCTCGGAGAGCCGTTCGTGAAGACAACGAAGAGATAGAGGCTATTGGTACCGATTCTTTAACAGAAGAAAAAGATTTAGAGAGTGATCCTCCTTTTGTCTTAATGTTGAAACGTAAAGCCATTCGTCTTTATCCAGATAAAACAAGAGTTGCTTTATACTACAATAAATCATTAGATAGATATTTTACTGTACCTTATGGTCCTAAGATTATAGGGTCAGTATTGCAGGCAGAAGAAACAGAAACAGAAATGCATACCGAAAGTGTTATGGATACATTGCATAAAATTGTTTCTGGCAAATCTTCACAGACAGTTAAGTTTGGTTCTGGGCACACTAGAAAAATTGATACCTTTACAGCTTCGGCATTGACGCAAGTACACAATGCATTGAACGATGTTAATAAGAAAAAATTTGCCGATATGGTGCATAAATCTCCAGAACATTTTATGAAGGCCTCTGATTTTGCCTTTAAACGTGCAAAATGAATTTCGTAGAAACAATGTTAGAAGAGGCAAAAGAATATATTGCTGAGAATTCTACGCTGAATGAGGTTACAAAAAGAAATCCTAATATTATGCGAATGGGTAGAATCACAAAAATTAGGCGCAGAATTAGAAGAAATAAAAAAGGTGGTATAGTAATACAAAAGAATAAAAGACGTTCAGCAATTAAAGGTTACAGATTATCTGGTAATAGAGTTGTAAGAATTTCAGCAACAACTAGAATGCATAAAGCAAGATTACTGAAACGATCATGGAAAACAACAAGAAGATCAAAGCTTCGGAGGTCATTGATGAAAAGAAAAATATCAATGCGCCGGCGTAAATCAATAGGACTAAGATAAAATGGCAACTTTAGAAATTACAAATGCATTAAAAAATACTTCTATCATAAGAGTTGTTGATGTGGGGACAGTAACTATCAACATAGCTGATCTTACAAAGAATGTGAAACATGAGACAGTGGTTACGGCTGATATTAAAAAACTCATGTGGACAACAAATGGTAGTATATCTATTACTAGAAATTCAATCAGTTTAATGAACTTGCATAATACTGGTGAATTTTCTTTGAATGATATTTCACATTCAATTGCAAATAACAATGCATCGGCTATTGTAGTTACAATTACTACTGGTGGTACCCTTTTTCTAGAAGTCTCTAAGTTTGCTACATATAATGTTGATATTTCAGTATCTACAACTGGATTCTAATATCACTTAATAGGAAATCAGAATGAAATTAATTACCGAAACAATCGACAACGTAAAATACCTTACTGAAACATCGGCTAATGGTAAGAAAAATCTGTACATAGAAGGTACTTTTTTGGTTGGTGATACTGTAAATAAAAACAACCGTATGTACAAAATGGACACTTTACGAAATGAGGCCATTAGATATAATGAAGAATACATCAAAACAAATCGTGCTCTCGGTGAATTAGGTCATCCTGATACTCCATCAATTAATCTAGAAAGAGTTTCACATAAGATAGTTTCTCTCATTGAAGATGGTAAAACATTCCATGGAAAAGCACTTATCTTAGATACTCCTTATGGGCAGATAGTTAAAAACTTTATTGAAAATGATGTAAGTATTGGCGTTTCCTCTAGAGCTCTAGGGTCTGTTATACAGACAAAAGAGGGTTATAATCTAGTTCAAGATGATTTAAGATTGGCAACAGCGGCAGATATTGTTGCCGACCCATCTGCACCTGGTGCTTATGTTAATGGTATTATGGAAAATAAAGAATGGATGTTCATTGAAGGAAAATTCATGGAAAAACAATTTGAACAAGCCAAAAAACAAATAAAAAGTGCATCTTCAGCACAAATTGAAGAGGTTGCGCTAAAATTGTTTAAAAACTACCTATCAAGAATTTAATTTTTATAAATAAGATATCATAAGGAGATACTAATGGCAACAAACAAACTCATGGAAGCAGCATCAAAAATTCTAAACGAAAAGCTTGGTGCTATGCCCGCTGAAACATTACCAGATTCAGAATCTGTTGACCTTATGCCAGATGCTCATAAAGAGCCTAAGGTTGGGGAAGACATTTATGCTCGTTATAAAGTAAATGCAACTAAGTCTGCAACCTCTGTAACAGCTCCAACAACAAACGCTTCAGATGCTTCTTCTAAAATGGAAGAAGTTGAGACAGAAGATGAAGTTATTGCTGAAATGCACGATGATGAAGCCGAAGATAAAGCAATGATGAAAAAAATGATGATGAAGAAAAAAATGAAAGAAGATGTTGATGCTCTGTTTGCAGATGATTCTACCATCTCAGAAGAATTTAAATCTAAAGTTTCTACAATTTTTGAAGCTCGTGTTCTTGATCGTATCGAGCAGATTGAAGAAGAAATTGAACAAACTTATGCTAATTTACTTGAGCAATCAATTCAAACTATTGCAGAAGATTTGACTGTAAAAGTTGATGATTACCTCAACTATGTTGTTGAGCAATGGACCTCAGAGAATGAAATTGCAATTGAATCTGGCCTCCGTTCTGAACTAACAGAAGATTTTATTTCCGGTCTACGCAATCTTTTTGCCGAACACTACATTGATGTACCAACAGAAAAAGTTGACCTTGTAGATGAACTTGCTTCCCGCGTAGAAGAACTTGAAAGTAAGCTTAACGAAGAAGTTGATAGGGGTGTACAATTTGCCAAGGCATTAATTGAATCCCGCAAGAATGAAGTTACCCGCGATGCGTGTGATGGTCTCACAGAAACTCAAGTTGAAAAAATTAAGACGCTTGCAGAAAGCGTTGAATTCTCCGCAGAGGACGAATATAAAACTAAACTTCAGACAATCCGTGAAAACTATTTCCCTTCAGGAGTTAAAAAAGGTAATCTGAATCAACTTCATGAAGTTGTTGAATTGGCCGAAGACAAAAAAGAAGTTAGTAACGACCCATTTGTTCAGGCTGTAAGTCAAGCAATTTCCAAAACTAAGATTTAATTAATAATAAAAAAAGGAGACACCATGTATTTGTCAGAATCACTACAAAAAAAATGGGAATCGGTTCTTGATCATCCCGATTTACCTGCGATTAAAGACCCATATCGCAAAGCTGTAACTGCTGTTATTCTTGAGAATCAAGCTGTAGAAATGCAGAAATCAGGAATGATGTTTGAAACTGCACCAACTAACGCATCAGGTACCGGTGGTTTTGGTTCTAGCGCAACTGCAACAGGTCCAGTTGCCGGTTTTGACCCAATCTTAATCAGTTTGGTTCGTCGTTCACTTCCAAATCTCATTGCTTATGATATTTGCGGTGTTCAACCAATGACAGGCCCAACCGGTCTTATTTTTGCAATGCGTTCACGTTATGTTGCAACTGCTGGTACTAACACTGGTGCAGAAGCTTTCTACAACGAAGCCAATACATCATTCTCTGGTGCGCTTGCTACAACACCAACCGCTCTAACTGTTGGAACAACTACTGTCACTGCAAATACCTTTGTAGCTAACGGTGCTCCTACAGTATCAATGGCAACAGCCACTGGTGAAGATTTGACTTTCAAAGAGATGGCTTTCACCATTGAGAAAGTTACTGTTACTGCAAATACTCGCGCCCTCAAGGCAGAGTACACGATTGAACTTGCACAAGATTTGAAAGCAGTTCATGGTCTAGATGCAGAAACAGAATTGGCTAGCATTCTCTCAACAGAAATTCTTGCTGAGATTAACCGCGAAGTCGTTCGTATGATTTACTCAACCGCAGTAACTGGTTGTGCTTTTGGTACAACTAATGCTGGTGCATTTGACCTTGATACCGATTCAAACGGTCGTTGGATGGTTGAGAAAATTAAAGGTCTTGCTTTCCAGATTGAACGTGAAGCCAATGCAATTAGCAAAACAACTCGTCGTGGTAAAGGTAATATTCTACTCTGTTCTTCAGATGTAGCTTCTGCTTTTGCAATGGCTGGTCTCTTGGATTACGCTACTGCACTTCAGGGTCAAGTTAATTTGACCGTTGATGACACTGCCAATACATTTGCTGGTACAATGTTTGGTCGTATCAAGGTGTATATCGATCCATACTTCACAGCTTCAAGTTCTTCAGAGTTTGCTGTAGTAGGTTATAAAGGTACTAATGCATATGATGCTGGTCTGTTCTATTGCCCTTACGTTCCTCTTCAAATGGTTCGTGCCGTTGATACAACTACCTTCCAGCCAAAGATTGGTTTCAAGACCCGTTACGGTCTAGTTGCTAATCCTTTTGCACAAGGTTTAACTCAAGGCGTTGGTGCTCTTACTGGTCTTACTAATAACTATTATCGCGCCTTCAAGGTTGTGAACATAATGTAAGATGTTTCAAAATCTCTATAATAAAATATAAAAAAGAGATTGTTCTAAAAGAGGACCCTTAAAAAAGGTCCTCTTTTTTTGTGCATAAATAGTATATGAGCATAATACTACTACAAGATTTGCTTGATATACGAAAAAGAAAACAGAAAGAGATTGAGTATTATAATATACAATTAAAAGAATTGCATATGAGGATGAATTTTATCAGGCAAGAAATTAACTTAACCTCAAAGATAATTGAACTAATAGAATCAGAGAAAATTCTCGATTTTAATAAATTTACAAAAGACCAAAATGACAGCCATAACTAGAAACCCATCTAATCCAAATTTACTACATGGTAATAAATTTCAACTAAATTTTGGAAGAGCTCCAAATCTACAGTATTTTTGTCAATCTTTAGGCATTCCAGGCATATCATTATCTGAGATTCAACAAACAACTCCTTTTGTGGATATCTATATACCTGGAGAAAAAGCAATTTATGACCTATTGAATATCACATTTCTAGTTGATGAAGAAATGAAATCATGGTTAGAAATACATGATTGGGTTAGAGCTATGACCTTCCCTAAAGAATATGAAGAATACAGAAGACTAGGCCAACTTAACAAAGTAACTAATTTTAGAACAAACAGTAAGCCTCAGTATTCAGATGCCTCTATAACGATACTGTCTTCATCAAATACACCATATTATCAATTTAAATTTTATGATGTTTTTCCTACCTCTATAACTTCTTTTGTATTGAATGCATCAGATACACCAGATTCTATCATAACAGCCGATGCTACATTTAGGTACTCTTACTACGATATAGAGAAATTGTTTTAAAAATAGCTTGACATATTTTTTCATTGTGTTATACTCCTGTTAAGGAGGTAATTTACCATGAAACAACTTGAAGAATTATTGGAAATGTGGAAGCAAGATTCTATAATTGATAGAACAGAACCTGGCCGCGAAATAATAAACATACCAAAATTACACAGTAAATATTTAAACATTCTATCTTCACATCGTATATTGTCTAGAGAGTGTGAATTCAAATACAATAGAATGAAGAAACTAAAATGGGAATATTATACTGGCAAATTAGATGACTCCCAATTAAAGAATTATGGATGGGAACCATTTCCCTACGTTCTGAAGTCTGAGATTACCACTTATCTAGAGAGTGATGAAGACATTAATAAACATGTCGCAAACAAAATAGTACATGATGAAATAGTAGATATCTGTACCAGTATAATGAAAGAGTTGAATTCTAGAACTTACCAACTCCGAAGCTTCATAGATTATGAAAAATTCATTCAAGGAATCTAATGGTTGATGTACGTTTAGAGAAGGTGAATGAATCATATATTAGGGTATATGCAGAGAAGTCAATCTACCAAGAATTAAACTCTCATTTTTCATTTAGAGTTCCAGGGTATCAATTCGTACCAGCCTATAAAAATAAAATGTGGGATGGTTATATAAAATTATTTGACCTAAGAACTAATTTAATATATCATGGGTTATTTTCTTATATTCAGAAATTTTGTGAAGAGAGAAATTATACTATTGAGGTTAACTCAGAAATTTCATCTACTGAAATATTCTCTCTCATTGAAGCTGAAGAATTTATACGAACTTTAAATTTACCACTTGAAGTTAGAGACTACCAATTAAACTCATTTGTTCAGGCTATTAGAAATAAAAGATTACTTCTACTATCACCAACGGCATCAGGTAAATCTTTAATTTTATATTTGATACTTTGCAAATTGCAGGCCTCTGGATACGGTAAAGGGTTATTGATTGTTCCAACAACATCTTTATGTAATCAAATGTTCACAGATTTTGAATCTTATGGGTATGATTCAAAAACAAACTGTCATATAATATATGCTGGTCGAGATAAAAACACCGATAAATTTCTATCAATATCCACTTGGCAGAGTATATACAAACAACCTTCAGAATACTTTAAACAGTTTGATTTTGTATTTGGTGATGAAGCTCATCAATTTAAAGCTAAATCTTTAACAACAATTTTAACTGGCGTCATTGAGGCCAAGTATCGTATTGGTTGTACAGGCACATTAGATGGTACACAGACACACCGCCTTGTTCTAGAAGGATTGTTTGGTCCAGTTTATAGGGCCACATCTACTTCTGAGTTAATAGAAAAAGGGCAGTTAGCTGATTTTAAAATAAAGTGTCTGATATTAAAACATCCCAAAGAAATTTGCAAGCTGGCTAGAGAGTGGGATTACAATACAGAGATTCAATATATAATTATGAATGCAAAGAGAAATGATTTTATTAAAAATTTAGCTTTATCTCTCACCGGAAATTCATTAATATTGTTTCAGTTTGTAGAAAAACACGGTAAAGATTTATATGCTATCATCAAAGAACAAGCCAAGAAAAGACAGGTGTTTTTTGTTTATGGAGGAACAGATGTTGAGATTAGAGAATCTATTCGGGCCATTACAGAAAAAGAAAAAGATGCTATCATAGTAGCTTCATATGGCACGTTTTCACAAGGCATAAATATCAGGAACTTGCATAATATAATTTTTGCATCTCCATCTAAATCTAGAATTAGAAATCTTCAATCAATAGGCCGTGGTTTGAGAATTGGTGATGACAAAACTCAAGCAACCTTATTTGACATATCTGATGATCTTCGTGTAGGTAAATTTACCAACTTTACATTGAAACACTTTGTCGAGAGAGTAAAAATCTATGATGAAGAAAAGTTTTCATATAAATTTTATAACATAGAGTTAAAGGCATAAAATGGATAATGTCCCGCAAGTAGTTAAAATAGTTAGGCTCCAGAGCGGAGAAGATATCATAGCTGGTTATGTTGAAGACTATGAAACTGAACTAATCACATTAGATAATCCTATGCACTTGATATTCAAAAGAACAACCAGAGGTACGGTTATGATGTTATTACCTTGGCTTCCAATTGAGATTATCAAGAATAATTCTGCATCTATTTTTTCTACGGATATTCTTACGACATATGATCCTAAAGATGATTTGATTGCATACTATGATAAGATCATTCATCACCCTCAAATGCAAGAGGTGAGTGAATCTTCTAGAAACTATAGTAATTATTTTGATGAATCGGAAGATGAGGATGAGGAAGAAGATGATGAATCTATGGAAATGTCAATGGAAGAAACAACAGACATGCTAATTAGGAAGAAGAATAATAGGCTACATTAGCTATATCCTATTATTGAAACGGAACACCAGTATTATAACAACATTTTTAAAACCTGTCAAGCGAAAGAAAGGCAAATATGATAAAGCATTATGTGAATAACGCAGATTTTTTGACTGCGCTTTTAGAATACAAAGAGAAGTGTACCACAGCAAAAACTAAAGGTAAAGATGATCCTCAGATACCTAACTATATTGGCGAATGTTTTCTCAAGATTGCTAGCCACCTATCTAGGAAACCTAATTTCTCTTCATACTCTTTTCGGGATGAAATGGTATCGGATGGCATTGAAAATTGCCTGATGTATTTTAGAAATTTTGATGAAACAAAATCAAAAAACCCATTTGCATATTTTACCCAAATTATATACTTTGCATTTCTTCGCCGGATAATGAAAGAGAAGAAACACCTATACGTCAAATATAAGGCAACTGAACAATTTGGCATACTTAACCAATTTGAGTATGTTGAAGATGGTAGTGGAGGAAGTAAGCAGTTTGAGATATATGAAAACATTTCTGAGTTTATTCATACCTTTGAAGAAAACAAAAAGAACAAACAGATAAACACCCTAAAGACAAAGGGCCTTGAGAAATTCATATAAAAACTGCCTCTATACACCATAAGACTATGTTATAATATTAAATATGATAAATTATTTAGGGTATAATAAATGAAATTAGCAATACTTGGAGACACACATTTTGGAATGCGAGCCGATTCTATTGAGTTTCACAAGTATTGCCAGAAATTCTATGAGAATATATTTTTCCCATATTTACTTGAGAACAAAATTGACACGGTTTTCCAACTGGGAGACCTATTTGATAGACGGAAGTTTATCAATTTTAATTCTCTGTATCTGTGCAGGAAATATTTTTTTGATAAACTAAAAGAATATAATATTAAATTCTATACCCTTCTAGGTAATCATGATGTATCTTATCGTAATACTTTAGAAGTCAATTCATCCCAATTACTATTGAATGAATATAAAAACATCACTATATTTGATGATTTTGTCACTTTAGATTTTGATGGTGTAAAAGTAGATATTGTTCCTTGGTTGTGTTCTGATAATGAAACCTCAATCTTTAACAAGATAAACGAAAGCAAATCTCAACTCTGTTTTGGGCATTTTGAGGTTGATGGCTTTGAGATGGATAGAGGTACTGTGTGTCATGGTGGAATTAATAGGGCGACATTAAGGAAATATGATATGGTACTAACTGGCCATTTTCATCATAAATCTAATGATGACCATATTTTCTATGTTGGAACTCCGGGTGAAATGACATGGGCTGATTACAATGATGCAAGAGGATTTCACATTTTTGATTTGAATACAAGAACTTTAGATTTTATACAAAATCCATATCGTATGTTTTTAAAAATAAATTATGATGATTCGGTACAAGATTTTGAATATTGGAAGAATTATAACTATACGGTACTGAAGGACACTTATGTCAAGGTAATCGTGATAAACAAAGACAACCCATATCTTTTTGATAATATGATTGATACTTTATACAAATCTGGTATAACTGATATTTCTATAGTTGAAGATTTTACTGATATAACTACTGGCCCAGAAGATGTTGTAGATCAGGCTGAAGATACAATGACACTTCTTTCAAAACATATTGATAACTTAACACTCAATGTAGATAATGATAAGATTAAAAACCTTATGCGAGAACTCTATGTGGAAGCATTAAATACAGAAACTACTGAATGATTTTATTTCGTAAGATAAAATATAAGAACATATTAAGTACCGGCAATTACTTTACTGAAATTGTATTCAATACAAATACAGATACCCTTATTGTAGGTGAGAATGGTTCTGGTAAATCAACAATGCTTGATGCATTATGCTTTGTTCTTTTTGGTAAACCTTTTAGGAATATCAACAAACCAAACTTAATTAATACGATAAATCAAAAAGATTGTGTTGTTGAAATTGAATTTGATATTAATTCCAAATCATATAAAATTATACGAGGAATTAAACCTAACATTTTTGAGATTTATCAAAACGGAGAACTTATAAACCAAGATGCGGCCTCTAGAGATTATCAGGAGTATCTAGAGAACTTCATACTCAAGTTAAACTATAAATCATTCACCCAGATTGTGATTCTTGGTTCTGCATCATTTACACCATTTATGCAATTGTCAGCTTCAGATAGAAGATTAATTATTGAAGACTTATTAGATATACAAATCTTCTCGGTGATGAACAATCTATTAAAGACTAAACTGACAATCAATAAAGATTCTATATTTGACATAAAACACAACATTGATTTATCCCAACAGAAATATGATATATGTAAAAAACATATTGAAGATTTAAAAGCCAATAATGTTGAAACCATACAGAAGTATAA